TAGCGCTTATCGACTTCATCGAGGCTAACCGCCACCTCATCACCAACACTAAAATTTTCGCCCTCGAATGAACTACGACCTATCCCGTGAGCTCGACAGAATGCAATTCAAAGAGAGGTGCAACTTCCTCTACCGACAAGGCACTCTTGTCGAACTCACCGAGAAGAGAGGTAAGCGCACCCTGAAGCAAAACATCTATCTCCACCTTCTGCTATCCTACTTCGCTCTGCAATATGGCGAGCGTATGGAGACTATCAAGCAAGAGGTGTTCAAACGCCACGTCAACCCAGACATCTTCCTCCAAGAGAAGGATGGTCGGGGTGTCGGACGGTACTACGCCCTTCGCTCCAGCTCTGACCTCAACACCAAAGAGATGACCACAGCGATAGACCGCTTTCGTGACTGGGCTTCTATGGAGGCAGGTATCTACCTGCCATCACCCGATGAGGACGCACTTATCGGGGCAATGGAAAGAGAGGTAGAAGAGAACAAACGCTGGATATAGACAATGCAATACTCACTCCGCCCCTATCAGCAACAAGCCTCCGACTCTGCCGTCCGCTACCTCGAGAACAAGGCGGTGACCAAGGGCGCAGGGCTTATCGTCCTGCCGACGGGGTCGGGCAAGAGCCTTGTGATTGCCGACATCGTCAACCGCTTAGACGCTGACGTGCTCATCCTCCAGCCCTCAAAAGAGATCCTCGAGCAGAACTTTCAGAAGCTGGTATCCTACGGCTTCATCTTCTGCTCCATCTACTCTGCCAGCTGTGGGCAGAAGCGCATCAGCAAAGCCACCTTCGCCACGATAGGCAGCGTGTACAAGAAGCCCGAAGCCTTTAAGCACTTCGACTATGTGATAGTGGATGAAGCGCACCTTGTCAATGAAAGCCCCGACAGTATGTATATGCAGTTCTTCAAGGCTCTCGGAGGCGTGCGGTGCGTCGGGCTGACCGCCACCCCCTACCGCCTTTACAGCACCTCGGACGGGCAAGGCAACTTCGGCTCAATGCTTCGTTTCCTCACCCGCCTGCAAGGGCGCTTCTTCACTACCATCCTGCACTCCACCGAGGTAGGCGAGCTTCTCCACGCTGGCTACCTCGCAAAGACGAACTACTACGCAGTCGACACGATACAGATAGACCGCCTCAAGGTCAATAGCACGGGGCAGGGCTACACCGACAAGAGCATCCGCAACGAGTATAGGCGGGTGGGCTTCTCGGGTAAGCTCGCCAACGTGGTAGAGCGCCTCCTCTACAACGCCCAAGTGCCACGCAGGGGCATCCTCGTCTTCACGCAGTTCATCGAAGAGAGCGAAGAGCTTATACAGCACTTCCCCGACATATCTGCGATGGTGACGGGCGAGACCCCGAAGAGAGAGCGTGAGCGCATCCTTGCGGACTTCAAGGCGGGCAAGCTCAAGGTGGTAGCCAACGTAGGCACGCTCACCACGGGCTTTGACTACCCAGAACTTGATACGATTGTAGTAGCCCGCCCTACCCGCTCCCTCTCCCTATGGTATCAAATCGTCGGCAGAGCGATACGCCCACACGCCAGCAAGCAGGCTTCGTGGGTGGTAGACCTCTGTGGCACGTACCGCCTCTTCGGCAAGGTAGAGGACTTAGAGATGGTAGACACCTCACCAGACCACAGAGGGCTGTGGCAGATACGCTCCAACGGCAGACCTCTAACGAATGTACTTATCCCAGCGAACTGATGATTTCCCCCAACGAACAGAGATATATAGACTTCCTCAAAGAGAAGATGGCCATAAGTCACGATAGTGGCTTCCAGATAGACCGAAACGACCTCACCCCGACCCTTTACCCCCACGTAAAAGACAGCGTAGAGTGGGCTATCCGTGGCGGGTGCCGTGCTATCTTCAGCTCCTTCGGGATGCAGAAGACCGTCACACAGCTCGAGATCCTCCGCCTGATTGTGAAGCACGAGGGCGGTAAGGCTCTTATCGTGTGCCCTAAGCGGGTAGTCCACGAGTTCACGCACCAAGCGAAGAAGCACCTCGGGATGGACGTGCAGTACGTCCGCAACCGCTCCGAAGTAGAGGCGTGCACCACGGACGTGATGGTGACCAACTACGAGCGAGTGCGAGATGGGGACATTGAGCCGTCCTACTTCGTTGCCACGTCACTCGATGAGGCAAGCGTACTGCGAGGCTTTGGTACGAAGACGTACAAGACGTTCCTACCCCTATTCTCGGGGGTTAGATACCGCTTCGTGGCGACCGCAACGCCAAGCCCCAACAGATACAAAGAGCTTATCCACTACGCAGGATACCTCGGTGTGATGGAGACGGGGCAGGCTCTCACCCGCTTCTTCCAGCGAGATAGCACCAAGGCAAACAACCTCACGCTCTACCCCCACAAAGAGGATGAGTTTTGGGTGTGGGTCAGCTCGTGGGCGCTCGTACTCACCAAGCCCAGCGACCTCGGTTACCCCGATGATGGTTACCAGCTCCCAGAGCTGAGAGTGCACGAAGAGGTGGTAAGCGTCTCGGGCGAGATGGAGTTTGACAAGGATGGGCGAGGCAAGCTATTCAGAAGCGCAGCGCTATCACTCCAAGAGGGCGCAAAAGAGCGACGAGCAACGCTATCCGACAAGATAGCCCGCCTTGTGGAAATCGTAAACCGCCCCGAGAACAAAGATGACCACTTCCTTCTGTGGCACGACCTCGAAGATGAGCGTAGGGCTATCTGCTCCGCTCTCCCTGAGTGTAGAGCCGTCTACGGGTCACAAGATGACGACGAGGCGGACGAGGTTATACGAGCCTTCAAGGATGGAGAGCTTAAATACCTCGCAGCTAAGCCCGAGATGCTCGGTGAAGGGCTGAACTTCCAATACCACTGCCACAAGGCAATCATGTTCATTGACTACAAGTTCAATGACAAGTTCCAAGCCGTGCACCGCATCCACCGCTTTATGCAGAAGCACCCCGTAGACCTCTACCTCGTATATGCAGAGAGCGAGCAAGAGATCTTCAAGAGCTTTATGCACAAGTGGCAACAGCATAATCAGATGGTTGCTAACCTCGTGAAGCTACTGCGAGCCTACGGGCTTTATCACACGAAGAGCGAAGAGCGCCTTATGCGCTTTATGTTCGGAGAGCGTGAAGAGGCGAGCGGTGAGCTTTGGCGGGCAATCAACAACGACAACGTGCAAGAGTGCCAGAAGATGCCCGACAACTCGGTAGACCTCATCGTGACGAGCATACCATTCTCCAACCACTACGAGCACACCCCGACGTACAACGACTTCGGGCACAACGAGGACAACGAAGCCTTCTTCCAGCAGATGGACTTCCTCACTCCCGAGCTTCTCCGCATCCTTCGTCCTGGACGCTTAGCCTGCATCCACGTAAAGGACAGAGTGCTATTCGGCAGTGCAACGGGTGACGGTATGCCCACCATTGACCCCTTCAGCGAGATGACCGTCTTCCACTATATGAAGCATGGCTTCCGATATATGGGGCGTATCACGGTAGACACAGACGTGGTCAGAGAGAACAATCAGACCTACCGACTTGGATATACCGAGATGTGCAAGGATGGGACGAAGATGGGCGTAGGATGCCCCGAGTACGTGCTACTCTTCCGCAAGCTACCAACGGACACCAGCCGAGCGTATGCAGATGTGCCCGTGGTGAAGGACAAAGAGAAGTACAGCTTAGCAAGGTGGCAGTTAGATGCGCACGCAAGCTGGAAGAGCTCAGGCGATAGACTCCTCTCCACAGAAGAGATAGCACGCCTCGACATAGCGCAGATACGCACGTTGTTCCGAAACTTCAGTGAGGACAACATCTACAGCTTCGAGCGTCATCTGAGGCTTGCCGAGGACTTAGGCGAAATCGACAAGCTCCCTAAGACCTTCATGGCCATCGACCCCGTAAGTCACAAGGACTACATCTGGGACGACGTGACACGAATGCGAACGCTGAACACGACGCAGGCTCAGAAGGGCAGAGCAAAGCATGTGTGCCCGTTCCAGCTTGACATCGTGGAGCGACTTATCACACGATACAGCAACGAAGGCGACTTAGTGTTTGACCCGTTCGGTGGCATTCAGTCCGTCCCGTATTGTGCTATCAATCTCGGGCGAAGGGGGCTAAGCACTGAGCTCAATAAGGACTATTGGCGTGACGGGCTCTCCTACCTAAGAGAGGCGGAGATGCAGGTCACAAGCCCCACGCTGTTCGATGTACTATTTACAGACCAACAAGAATGAATATTGCAGAACTAACCACGGATGAGCGCAGAGTACACCAGCTCACCGCTATGAACAGAGCCAAGGAGGCTCTCGCAGAAGCACACAACACGCACCCCAGCAATTGGCTCACGGGGCGAGAAGCCTGTAAGCTTCTCGGAGTCTCAATGCCCACCCTTCTCAAGGGTCGGGCAATGGGCAAGTACCAATTCGTACACTACAACCGCTCACGCTACTACTATGACAGACGCAGTCTTGAAGCAGTCCTTGGAGCAGAGGGTGCTGGAGGCGATACGTGCGAGGCTTGACGAACTCCAGCGGGCGAAGAGAATACCCCTCATCGTCCGAAAAGAGGAGATACCCGAGGTAGTAGGCTTGCCCTTCCGAGAGGTTAGACCAGCTCTGGTCGCTCTCGTTAGTTCAGGGCAGATACGCTTCGGCAGGACTATCAGCAGTCAGTACTTCACACTCCCCGAACTATGAAGCTCACCAAGGACGAAGTCGCCCTACTTGACAAAGACCCGAAGGGCTTACTCGTCCGAGCTTACAAGCTCCACTACCCCGAGATGAGTACCCGAGAGGTGGCAAAAAGAGTAGGGCTATCCCACACGAAAGTACACCAGATATTTACAGCTGAATTTACAGCTGGATTTACAGCGAAACCCGCTCCACCAAAGGGCAAACAAGGCAACCCGTTTACAGCTGAATTTACAGCTGGATTTACAGAGGACGGGGCTAAGGGTGCGAAAAAAGAGCCCACCCTCACAGCCCTCCTCAAGCCGATATTTGAGAGCTTCTTCAAGAGCAGGACGAATATGGACTTCGTGTGGAGCGCAAAGGAGATGAAGAGCCTAAAGGACTTCGGCGAGAAGCTCAGGGCGTCAATCAAAGCCAAGGACAACCCACACGATGATGAGCATATAGCGTCGGCACTCCCGATATTCCTCTCCAAGATAGACGACCCGTGGGTGCTATCACACCTATCCCCCTCCATACTAAATAGCAAGTACAATGAACTCATATCCCACATATCCCGACAGCGCACTCTTACCCGAGCAGAGGAACGAAAGCAAGCAGGCAATGCTCTTGAAGTACTCCGAGCTGGGGCTATGTCTGTCCGCCAGCGATGAGCCAGCTCCAACGCTCCCTCAGCTCTCCCGAGCGATGGATGAGGGGCTTGTCCGCTCTATCTGTCAGCTCAAGAGAGACCCAGAAGCAAGAGAGCTGATGGAGGCAGAGGTCACGCTGGTAGTCGTAGACCTTTGGCAGTGGTTCGGGGCAACCGACAGCAGTGTACGCCTCGCTCCCCAGCTGGTGAAGCAGATAATCAACACCTACCCCCATATGTACATAGACGACCTGCGCATCTTCGCCGAGAAGGCGAGAGCGTCACACTTCGGGAAGGTGTACGGGGCGTTCTCCCCCTCCACGATGATGGAGTGGTTGCGTACCTATTGGAACGACAGACAGCGGGCGATGGAGGAAGAGAGCTACGCCCAGCACCTCTCACTGAAAGAGGCGGGTAACTACTCCGCCAGCGCATCAGATAGACACTTTGCAGACCTCGCAGACAAAAAGACGATGAAGCTAAGATGAAGCGAACACCTACACAAGACGACATACAGCAGGCGATAGCCTCCAGCCAGCACCTCCAGCGAAGCCTCGCAGGGATTATGGCTAAGGCGGTGGCTGACACCTTCGCTAAGCCTACGATGACGCAGAGCAGAGCCTACGCAATGTTCGGGCGTGCCAACATAGAGAGGTGGTGCAAGCTCGGTCTCCTTGAAGCTCGCAGAGCAGAGAGCGGACGCATAGCCTACTACACCGCAGACCTTATCAACGCACAAAACAAGAGCTTTTACTGATGAATAGAGGACCAATGCACAACCGAGATGAGGTTGTGGAGTTCGCCCTTAGGCAAGTTATAGAGGGAGGGATGAAACCCACCCACGCAGCGAGGATGGCCGTGGACAAGTTCAAAAGATACACCCCCTGCTATATCTGCGATTTCGTCACGAAGCACCCACGATACAAGGAGTTCCGAGGTGGTAAGCCTGCTGGTCCTGGCATCATCCCTATGTCGGTGCTGGAGGGCGTCCACAAGATAGTTACAGAGAACCCGAAGATGCCGATAATGACCTGCATCCAAAAGTACAAGGATGAGTCGGGGTGCCAATTCCCCGTAGAGTCCATACGAGCTAAGTACCGACGAGTGATGGGGGGTGCAGATGGAGTGAAGAGAGGGCGGTACAAGACGGGGTTAGACTCCTCCGACTGCCTCCTTGACCTATCTCTTGATGAGCTTGTCCGCAGGGGCTACCTATCAAGAGCCAAAGAATAGACACTTTAACACACATAGATATGAATGAACTGAACGTAACGGGGCGAGTGCTCCAAATCCTCCCCCTCCAGCAAGGCACGTCCAAAGCGGGCAAGCCTTGGAAATCCCTTGTGTTCGTCCTTGAAACGGGCGGGCAGTACCCAAGGAAAGTGCCGATTAAGCTCTTCGGAGAGAGCGTAGACAAGTTCCCCCTGCAAGTCGGGCAAGAGGTAACCGCCTCTCTTGACCTTGACGGGCGAGAATGGGAAGGTAAGTGGTTCCCCGAGATTAAGGCGTGGAATATCGTCTACGCTGGCTCACAGACCGCCCCAGCCACCACGGCTACACCTCAGCCAGCCCCAACGGCACAGCCTGCACAACCCGCTACCCCAACAACCCCACAAGAGAGCAGTGACCTGCCATTCTAACGATGAACGCCACACTTATAGCTACCGCCCTCCTCGCCTTGTCCTGCGTGGTGATGGGCTACTTCATCTGGACACTTCACTCACGCCTGCGCCTTATTGAGCGTACAAGCTCTACGCTCAAAAGACAGGCAATGGATATAGCCAAGATGCACGATGAGGCGTGCAAGATCAAGGATGAGCAGATGGGCTACTTCCAAGTCGTTAGCGGACAACAGCACGATATTCTCGGGATGATTAGCCGTTTCAGCGACTTCTCCCTCAAGCTCGCAGAGAAGGTACTTACCAAGGACGAATATCAAGCCCCCACGGCTAAGCCCGCCACGCTGGAGCGTGTGCCACGCCCCCTGCGCACGAAGCCCGTGATGAACCCGAAACCAACCACAGATAAATAGCTATGAAACGCTTACTCATTGCCTCCCTCCTCTCTATCGTCTTCGCCTCCTGCAATAATAGCTCGCCATACAGAATTGGGTCTGTTGTCGGGAAGCACATGCGAATGGAGGGGCGAGATACCGCCTATGTGGTGGTGTTTTACGACTACGGTGTATTCGTCGTTGGGCGTTACTCGGCAGTCGTCCCAAAGGAAGCCTACAACAGCATCAGGAAAGGCGACTACGTCGAGTTCGACGTGGAAGTCGGGAAGAATAAACCAATCAAATAGCAACGAATATGGAATACATACTTTACAACGCAGATACACTCAACCGCTACGCCAAGGACTGCCACCAGCGGGCAGTGGCTAAAGGCTTTTGGGATGAGCAACACTCCGTCGGGCATTATCTGATGCTGGCCTTCGGAGAGCTTCACGAGGCTATCGAAGCAGACCGCATCGGGAAGTGGGCGAAGCTCGACCCCGACACGATAGACACACTCCAGCGTATAGCGGGTGCGCCCTATGCTCAAATGTTCCTCTGTGAGGTCAAGGACACCGTGGAGGACGAGATCGCCGATGCAGTGATACGCCTGCTCGACCTGCTTGGGTGGATGATAGAGAGCGGCACCCCTCTTGTAGGGGTTGACTACGTGAGAGGAGAGTTTGAGAACACGATCCCACCAAAGGATCTCACAGACGCCCTTCTGCGCGTCGTATGCTCATCTGTGCTTCCACTTTCATTCTGTTCCACATTGGATGCTGTTCTTGCCCCGATAAAGAGCCTCGAACAGCTCTGCGACCACCTCGGCATCGACCTGATGGCACACATCGAGCTGAAACTAAAGTACAACGAAACACGCCCTGCTCTGCACGGCAAGAAGTACTAATATGAGAAAGCTATTCACATTCCTCCTCTCCGTGGTAGTCGTGGTTTCAGTCTCCTGCAATCAGCCAGACTACTATACGGGAGTGGTCATAAGAAAGAACCACAGGCTTATAAGTAGAGGGCGTCACGTGTATGGCGTCGTACTTATGTGTAAAGATGGCAAGCACTTCGTGCCAGTGGATGAAACGACCTACCATAAGTATAACATAGGCGAGGTAGCCACCCTCGAAAATATAACACCATACTAACTCGAAGAACAATGACAACGGACAACATCATCGACCTGCTTATCATCGCCTGCGGTGGCCTCCTCGTGTGGTCTATCGCAGCGACGCTCACGATTTGGAGCGAACGAAAGGAGCTGACGAAGCTCCACAAGTCCAAGGAGGAGCTACGGGAGAGCCTAACGAAGCACAACTACTACCTCCACCAGCAGCTCGAGCGTGTGAAGGGCGAGAACTACGCCCTCCGCACACAGAACCACCAGTTGCGGAAGGAGAGAGGGCGCAGAATTAACTAATTAATAACTGGCATTATGGAAATAGAAAGAGAAATCCTATTTGGTGGGTACAACTCCAGGAATGAGTGGGTCACTGGATCAGCTTGCCATGACGATGACAACATCGCATGGCTGATATTAGGCCCATACATGAGTGAGGAGACAGATGTCCAGCGTGTCAGGGATATCTACCAGTACACTGGGATAGACTTCAACGGTCAGCCGATCTTTGAGAAGTGCAGGATCATTGGAGGCTATCAGTGGATGGAGAGAGACGGTACAGCGATGTCGAGAGAGATAGACGATATCGTAGTATGGTCAAAGGGCGCTTGGGTGTTAGAGTCTACGGGAGAAAGCCTGTATGAACTACTGGACAATAACCACCTTTACTGGGATGTTTCAGTTTTACCTCCTCGAAATGATTAACTAACCACGAGTGCGCCCTGCGGGTCAAGCCCACTTTCACACACCTCCTTTCGTGGGAGCGGTGCGCACTCTAACAAAGCAACGACATGAAGAGGAAATACCCACTAAAGAGAGGCGCTAAAGGATGCTCCCTTTGGTACTACAGGGGCTATGTTATAAAGGGCTTCCGTCACTGCCGAGGGCAAGGGCTCACCGAGAACCCCAATGCGACCCCCTACGAAATATACAAGTCGCAAGAGGACTATGATAAGGGCGACCTCGACGACTTAGCTTCTGGGCTTAAACACGCAATACAACGCGTCGATGAGACCATAGAGAAGGAGAAGGAACGAGCAAGTATAATATAATCACGCTATAACACAACGAACTATGACGCAAGAAGAATTGAAAGAGATGGAACGCTTCGCAGACATCTTGAACTCACGGCTGGAAGAGGTCATGGACGAGTATGAAGACATAGATTACCGCCTCGAACTCCTTGAAGATGCGCCTCTGAGTAATGTATGCAGAGTCATCGACAGAATACAAGAGAAGTACAACGAGATGGACGACAAGCTCACCGACCTAAGCGATGCTGTGGAGGAGTTCACCAAGGCGATACGTAAGATGAAGGAAGAGGCACAGCAATGACACGAGAAGAAGTAAAAGCCCAGCTTGCGAAATGCCCGCTGGAGTGGACGCGAGTTGAGGACGGGCGCTTCGGGTTTGAGTATCTCAAGGCCAAGATAAAGAGGGGCGAGATGGACGTCGAGTACCGCATATTCTTCGAGTACGAGCGCTTCGAACTTAAACGGGTGAGCTTATACCTGATGGCGATGGCTGACCGCTGGGAGGGTGGCGAGTGCGTTATGCGCAAGTACGACAACTTCCCGACACTGGAGGAGGTAAAGGCCACGGCCGAAGCCCACCGTGTCGACCTCATCTGCCGAATGCTCGGCATTAACGACTAAGGAGACAACTATGACACAAGAGCAATTAGAACGTGAGCTGCTGCCACTCTGCTGGCGAAAGACGGGCACGAACGATATGATAGGAGCGCACACGGACATCGGTATGTGCTTCTACATACACCACATCGAGGGGAGTGGATACTGGGGATATATCCTTGACTCGTGGAGAGACTTCGAGGTGGTGAAGCTCAAAGCTAAGACACTCGAAGAGGCTAAGGCGTTCTTCTGGGACTTGTACGCAGGGAACGTATGGAGCTTGCTCAAGTGGGAGGATACAAAGCAATAGGTTAACGAAAAGCCCATTTGCTTAACATATCCACACCAATAGGTTAACGAAAACGCAAATACTTAACAGATGGAACAGAAACAGCCACGGATAAAGTGGACTTACGACCCCGAGACAAACGAGCTGATGGGGGTTGCTGATAATGGCGTGCGCTTCAAGATTGTCACCCGACAAAACGGAACGCATTCATATTGCGACCACAGCGTAATAGAGGATGACGAGAAGCCAATAAGATACAAGGTGGCTGGAGCTTTAGGCGAACTCGATTTGCAAGCGCACGCCCGTGAGTGTGAGGGGTATCTTGAAAGACTCGAAGCGAAGATGGCAAAACCACGGAAGGCTACGACGAAAGACATGGTTGAGTGGCTTGTCGATTGGAGTAATATGCTCCGAAAAGCCTCGGACACGATCACGGGGAAGGAAATCAAGTGGCTCTTGATTAGAGATGGTTATATCTCGGGGGAAGACGAAGGGACGGGTGCTCTATTTAGGGTTGAGGACGGACGTTTGACGATCTGCCTTTTGGATGTTGGAGGTGAAGACCGAGCAAAAGAGATATGCCGAAAATTCGTGCGAGCCCTATACGCCACGCCCAAAGAGTAACTAACACCTAACTACACAGCCTATGCGAAAAGCTACCACCTCAAAGAAGCGGGGAGAGCCGAAGCCCGACCCGTACGACCTATTCGTATTCCTTTGCCGAAGCTACCTCAAGACAGAGTGTGTCCGTGAGCTTCGGTTTCATCCCGTGAGGAGGTGGCGCTTTGACTACGCCATACCCTCTCATAAGATAGCCATCGAGGTAGAGGGTGGCGTGTGGACACAGGGACGGCATACCCGCCCCAAGGGCTTCTTAGGGGACATGGAGAAGTACAATACCGCCACCGCCCTCGGCTGGCGTATCCTCCGTGTCACGCCCGAGACCCTCACCACTGGGGCTACACTCGACCTCATCAAGCAGACCATCAGAACAACTCAGCAGACAAGCGAATGAATACCACCGAGAAGCTCACATTGTCGGAAGCGGTCAAGAGGGCATACTCCACCCTCCCCGACTACATGAACAAGTACCTCGCCCGTGACCTCGTTATCACTGGGGTAATCCTGCACACGCACCCCGAGTGCATAGAGAAGCGAGAGCGACTGCCCCGACACTTCGCAACGGCTCTATCCCGAGAGCTTCGGATGAACCGCAGTCTACTCTCACGCTCTATCCCCGCCCTCATCGTGCGCTACAACACCTGCCCAGAAGATAAGAGGGCTGTTGTGGGTATTCTTGATGCACTGAGTGAGGGGTACGCACCGCCTTAGTGTGCTTTCACTTAAATAGTGCAACAAGAGAAAACAAACCACAAAACACACTCCATGAATAATAAGCAAACACGCATATATACATAGATATATAAACACTTAGATTATTTTCACTAAAAATTTTGCGGTGTGAAAAAGTTGCCTTACCTTTGTAGTGTGAGAGAGCAAGAGATGCAATCCACACGTAACGTAAAAGACAAAAGACAATGGACGCTAAGAAGACCTACTACTACAATGTAAAGGGCGGTGTAACGCCAGCAGACCACGACATTAAGCACGCCGTAAAATGGTGCTGGGGTGATAGCTTTGACTACGACATCGCAAGCGCTCGCCTTGAGATTAGTAACCCAAAGGCTTACGACGACTACCTCACCGACATCAGCGGTCACTATGTAGAGGGCGTGGCAGACATCTACGAAGCGCACGATTATCTGATAGACCTCGTGCAGGCTATGCTCGCAGAGCTTATGGCTAAGAGCTACGGACCAGCTATTGACCTCGGGGTGATGAGTGCAACTATCGATGAGCGCTATGCAGATGGCACGCTGGTTGTCTACTCAGCATACTACTACATCAGCGACGGCGATATCAGCGTGCATGTAGACGCCTACGGGCGAGCCGAGGGCAACGTAGTGAGTGCCGAAGCACTGCGACAGATGGTTTGCGTCACGCCACCAGTGGGCGAAAACTAACATCACGAGGGGGCGGGTAACACCGCTCCCTTTTCCGTTTCAAAGAAAATAGTAACATATTGGCTTTTAGGCATAAAACCAATTTCGCATTAACTAACTTTACAACATACAAATCAAGATTATGAACTACTCAGATCTCATGCAAGCCTACATGGCTGAAAACGGCATCAACGCTAAGAGCGTCGTCTACCTCACTATCGCACGTGAGCCTCTCGAGCGCATCGTATCGGGCGACAAGACGGTAGAGTTCAGAAGCCTCTCAGACCACTACCTCAAGAAGTTCTTCAACATAGAGGGCGACGCTGTGGTAGACGTGAAGCCCTTTACGCACGTCCTCTTTCAAGGGGGCTACTCAGCCACCTCACCCCGTGCTCTGGTAGAGTTTGCAGGCGCAGGCACAAAAGAAGCCGATCAGAAGAGCCCTCTCACCGAGAGAGGTAAGAGAGTCTATGCAGAGGCAGAAAGAGAGGGCTTCACAGAGGACGATGAGTGGCTGGGCATAGAGCTTGGCAAGGTGTGCGTCGTTGAAAACTTCTAAGGCACTAACCGCAGCGCATAGCCACAAGGCTGTGCGTATCATCATAACCAACTTAACTACTTACATTATGGCAAAAGGCGATAACATCAGACGTTACAACAACGTGCGCTCGGGTGTGGCTGCTGAGAACCGAGCCGTGAAGAACCGCCCAGGTGGGTTGTCAGCTGGCGAAGCACGACGCACGCACAGACGAGCCAACGCACGTGCCGTTAGAGCTCTCAGAGCATCAGCGTACTAACCATGCGCCTCGCTATTGAGTGCATACGACAGATAGCGTCCAAGTCGGACAAGGTGATACTATTCCACTCGGCAACGGGTAAGGATAGTATCGCCTTGCTCGATTTATGCTACCCCTACTTCAACGAGATCGTGTGCGTCTACATGTATATGGTCGAGGGCTTAGAGCATATAGACAAGTACATCATTTGGGTGAAGCAGAAGTACCCCAAGGCTCGCTTTATCTCAGTCCCACACTACGCCCTCACCCAATACATCAAGGACGGTGCGTTCGGATGCGAGCAAGACCCCAAGCAGCGCATCAAGAGGCTCAGCGACATCACAGAGGACGTGCGGGCTATGACGGGCATAGATTGGGCTATCTACGGCTTCAAGCAGACGGACAGCCTCAACAGGTGCATCATGCTGCGTACCTACAAGGAGCAGATGATCAACGAGGCTACCCGCAAAGCCTACCCCCTCTCGCACTACACGAACAAGGACGTAGAGGCGTACATCAAGCACAAGAGGCTCATCCCCTCGCTCAAGTACGGCAACGGACAGAGCCAAGGCACGGACGTATCGAACATCCCGTTCCTTCTGTTCTGCCGAGATAAGTACCCGCAAGACCTCGAGCGAGTGATAGCACGCTTCCCCGAAGTAGAGAAGATACTATTCGACTACCTTAACTACGACCCAAAGTATGACCAAGGCGATTAAGCAAGCCCCAGCCCGTGAGGTGATGCGCTCAGAGATACACTTCGCCTCCTACAACCCCCGTAAGCTCACAGAGGACGCACGCAAGCGCCTCAAAGCAAACCTCAAGCGGGTAGGATTAGCAGGGGGCATCGTGTGGAACGAAGAGACGGGCAACCTCGTATCAGGGCATCAGCGCCTCTCTATCCTTGACGAGATACAGCGCTACGACCCCGAGACGAACGAAAACGACTACCCCATCAGAGTAGAGGTGCTACACCTCACAGATAAGGAAGAGAAGGAGCAGAACATCTTCATGAACTCTACCACCGCCCAGGGTGAGTTCGATAGCGACCTACTCGCAAAAATGCTCCCCGAGATAGACATAGACCTCGCAGGCCTCGATAGCTCGGACATCAGCATTCTAATGGCTGAGACATCAGCATTCGACATCACAGACTACCACCAAGCCTCATCACAAGGCTTCACAAGCGTAGCCACGCCCCTCTCAGACGAAGAGCGACAAGCACGAAAGGAACACGTCAAAGAGGTGAGAGCGCAGATGGAAGGCGAGTACTATGAGGGCGAAGCCTATGTAACGCTCTCTTTTCAGAGCTACGCCAATAAGCTCTACTTCATGGAGATGCTCCAGCACGCCCTACCCGACCAAGGTATCAACCCATCGGACAAGTATCTCAAGGGCGAGGCAGTACACGAACTAATAGCAGGATAGGGATATGGCAAAGAAGGCAACGAAGAAGGAGGAGGAGAAGGAGGAGGCAAAGTCAAAAGGTGGCACTCGCACACGTCCGAAGGGTGCAGGTCGAAAGAAGCTCGAAGTACCCTCCCTTGACACTATCCGCCAGCTCGCAAAGACCACGTTAGGCAACAAGAGCAAGGTGGCTGAGGTGCTGGGCGTCTCCCGCTATTGCCTGCTTAAATGGGAGAAAGAGAACCCCGAGATAGGGAAAATCTTCCAAGAGCAGTGGGAAAAACGCCTGGACGTGTATCTCGACACTGCGCATCTCCTCGCTGTTGGACAGACGGGTACGGACGAGAATGGGAATAAGATCTACACCACACCTCCCGACCCCAATATGCTCCGCTTTATGATTGAGAAGCTCGGTAGGCAAGCAGGCTTCGGGCAGGAGGTGTCGGTGAACGTCACGGGAGAGATGAATGTGGGCGTGCCTATCTCTAAGTGGATAGCAGATAATACCGAGTAGCTATGGCCGTAGAGAGGGAGACTAATACCCCTGTACACTCCGTCTACCACCCGCTCTACAAGAACAAGGATAAGTTCATTGTGCTTATCACGGGCGGGCGAGGCTCGGGGAAGAGCTTTGAGGTGGCTCGCTTCCTCGAGCGCTTGACGTTTGAGAAGAACCGCAAGATCCTCTTCACCCGCTACACGCTGGTATCAGCGAGTAAGTCTATCATCCCCGAGGTAGAGGACAAGATAGAGCGAGATGGCACGCAGGAGTACTTCAAGGTGACGAAAGACCGCATCATCAATAAGTACACGGGCAGTGAGCTTATGTTTATGGGTATCCTCGCCTCCTCGGGCAATCAGACGGCAAAGCTCAAGAGTATTCAGGGCGTGTCGGTGTTCGTCTGTGACGAGGCGGAGGAATGGCGCAGTGAAGAGGACTACGATAAGATGGTGCTCTCCATTCGTACTAAGGGGGTGCAGAATATGGTCATCGTGGTTATGAACCCCGCCAGCACCTCCCACTTCGTCTATCAGAAGTACATCAAGGACACGCACCGCATAGAGGTGATAGATGGAGTGCCCGTGCAGATAAGCACGCACCCCAACGTCCTACACATCCATACCACCTACCTTGACAACTTAGAATACCTCTCTCGGGAGTTCGTGAGCGAGATTGAGGACATCAAGGCGAACAACCCCGAGAAGTACCAACGTATAGTTATCGGGAAGTGGTCAGAGATGAACGAGGGGGCTATCTTCAAGAAGTACTCCGTGGTGGACTCTATGCCACACTTCGTACAGCGTTGCGGGCTGGGGCTGGACTTCGGATATACCAACGACCCCACCGCAGGTGTCTTCTGTGGCGTGTATGGCAATACGCTCTACCTTGACGAGATATGCTACAACACCCACATGGGGAGCGGTGACATCATCAAAGCCCTACGCCAGTACTCCAGCTTTGACATCACGGCAGACTCTGCCGACCCACGTCTCATTGACGAGCTGAGGGCAGGTGGCTTGCGTGTCTCCCCCGTGGTCAAGGGTGCGGGCAGTGTCATTGCTGGTATCAATAAGATGCTGGAGATGGATATCTGCATCACCGCACGGAGCAAGAACCTGCAATACGAGCTGGACAACTACTGCTGGGCTAAGGACAAGGACGGGCAGTACACGAACGAGCCGATAGACGCTAACAACCACCTCATAGACGCTACCCGCTACTACATACTACGCAACATCCTCGGCTGGTCGGGCATGCAGAGACGAAGCTACGAGGGCATATTTTAGACTATATGGAACAGACAGACAAGACGCTGGAGGCGAAGCTCTCCGCTATCTCCAAGGTGCGAGCCAAGTACAAGGAGGAGCGCATGGCCATACTCAGAGAGCAGTGGGAGTACTCCCGCCATGAGGTGATGAGTGAGGCGAACCGCCCCGACGATAGGGTGATGGTCAAGGACGAAGAGGTAGATGTCAACGGCGGACGCACGGGAGCGGTGTACGAAACGAAGAAGGTAAACCGCATCTCCTCCCCGCTGGAGCAACTCATCGTAGAGATACACACCGCCTTTGCCGTGGGGCTACCCCCCGACCTGCAAGCCGTAGCCAAGACGAAGGAGCAGGAGTATATGCTTGACCTCATCCGTGAGACGGAGACGAAGAACAAGATACGCTTCATCAACCAGCGTGCCGTGCGTGCCGTCCTCTCCGAGACGATTGTAGCTGAGTATTGGTGGGCGGTCAAAGACCCCGAGTTTTACGAGGATAAGGACTATGCCCGTGGGGCAGATACACGCCTCCGCTGTGAGCTGTGGTCACCCTTCAACGGGGATAGGATAGTGCCTATCAAGGACACCTACGGCGACCTCGTCTCCTTCTATCGCTTCTACTCAGTCAAGGTGGACGACAAGGAGGTAGAGAAGCTGATGGAGATTGACGCTACCCACGTCTACACCTACGAGAATGTGAAGGGCAAGGGCTGGACGCTCATCTCGCAAGAGCTCCACGGCTTCGACAAGATGCCCGTTATCTACATGGAGATGAAGCACGCCCTCTGCGACCGCATACAGAGCAAGCGTAAGCGCATCGAGGAGCTGGAGAGCAACTTTGCAGACTGCATCAATGACAACTTCTTCCCCAAGGTGCTGGTGCGTGGCGATGTGTCGGGTGTACGGAAATCGGGCAAGACACAGACCCTTCAGATGTCGGGCGTAGGGGCGGACGTGAGTTACCTCACGTGGGATCAGTCCACCACCGCAGCGGAGGGCGAGCTTGCCCGCCTCGTGGATGACTGCTTCACGATGACGATGACGCCACGCATCACCCCCAAAGACCTCCAAGGGCTGGGAACTGCACTCTCGGGCGTCGCCTTCAAGTACGTGTTTATGGGGGCACATATTGCCGTCCGTAAGCACGAGGAGGTTATCGGTGAGTACCTCGCACGCAGGTATAGCTTCCTCAAGCACGCTATCTCCCTGCAAGTGCCAGCGGTGAGGGCTGGCAGGTCGCTCCGCCTTGACCCCGTCCTCGTGCCCTTCACCATTGAGGCAAGCACCGAAGAGGTGAGCAAGGAGAGCGAGGAGGGCAAACCCAGTGAGGGCAAAGCCACCCCCACCAAGACCGAGGAAAAGGGATAGCAACCAGCCCCTAACAGCAATAGCCCCGTGGAGTACCCTCTCTGCGGGGCTTTTTTATGCCCAAAAGCACAGAGATAGAGGAAATTAGTAACATATCTCTATTTCTACCTAAATCCAATATCAGGCTATCTATATTTGCATATATCTGATAGCTTAACGATATGAAAACTAAAATCTTACAACAGCTCAAACAGAGATACTCCAATCTCGGGGTGAGTGAAAAGGCGTTTGATGGGGTAGCCGACTTCTTGTCAAAAACCATCACCGAGGAAGAACGTATCGCAGAGTCAGTGGCAGGTGCAGAGTCTTTCCTGAAGGCGTATCAGTCCGACGTGGACAAGGAGCGCACGAGCGCATCCACCCTCCGCAAGGAGCTTGAAGCCCTCAAGAAGGAAACACAGCCCAAGCCCACCGACCCTAAGCCAAACGACAATCAAGGGAACGAACCCACCGAGCGAGAGAAGGCACTGCTGGAGCGTATGGATGCACTCCAATCGCAGTTAGGTCAGCTCGTCGGTCAACGCTCCCACGAGGGTAAGCTGGCACAGATCACCGCCCTCCTCGGAGAAAAGAATATTCCCGAGTCCTTCTACACTATGGCTCTAAGCGGGCGCACCTTCGGAGAAGATACGAACGTAGGCGAGCTGGTAGCTAACATCGAGCGGGGCTACACGAAGTTCCAAGACGAGAGTGCCAACAATCGCTTCGGAGGCGCAGGAAAGCCCGAAGCAGGTGAGCCGTCCAACGATGACGTGATGGCTTCTATCGTGAAGCAGGTGAACGAAGGTACGGAGGCAATCCTTAACGAGAAGAAGTAAAAGAACATGGCAAAAATCAAGTATGACGAAAACGCGTACATGCCCGTCCACGAGCTGTACCGTGTAGAGACGGGCTACCGCCTCTCGGGAGGTTTCAACCTCGACGTCACGGGTCTCACGGCTGGCTCCGTAGTCCCTCCCCTTGCACCTATCTCTGTCGACAAGGTCACACGCAAGGCTACCCTGCTCAAGCGTGTGCGTGTCGTAGAGGCTGGTTCGGGGAAGAAGGTCAAGGTCTCCAAGTACGCTAACCTTGCGAGCGGTATGTTCCTCTCCAACGGAACGGCAACGCTCACCATCGACAGCGTAGACACCTCCGACAAGGAGTTTGATACTATCACGGCTAAGGCTGATGCGTCGGCATTCACCAAGGGCTCAGTCCTCTTCGAAGCTACCGCAGCTACGGGGAACACCGCCAAGGGCACTGCCGACTACCTCACCTACGCACCCGTCAAGGTGGAAGAAGGGACTACCCTCACCGCCCTCGGTCGTGCCTTTGAGGTAGATACGGACAAGCTCTATATCCCAGTCACGGAGGAGGACAAGAAGGCGCTCACCGCCCGCTTCCTCTTCGTCTAAGCCAACCAACTAACCAAAACCAACAGATATGGAATTGACTATTGATAGCATCCTCGGTCACGCTGGCTTTATCAAGGCAGTATCAGACCGAGCGCTGGCTACGGAGCGCAACAAGATCATTCTCGGCAACTACATGGGCTTCGAGTACACTACTACTCGAATCTTTAGATCCGAATACGGGACGACTGCCGCAGTGCGCATGGGTTCGGTCATCGACCGCAACGCTGGCAAGGCTCTCCGTGGGCGTGCGCCTATGGGTAAAGCTAACCTCGAGGTGGCAGACATGGGCGACCGCTTCCAGATGGATAACGACCGACTGGAGAGGCTCAACGGTGTCATCAAGCAGGTGAACGCTGGGAAGCTGGACTACGATGAGTTGGTAAACACTCTTGTAGACGACTTCCGTGAAGCCTCTATTGCCCCGTACAAGCGTTCGGAGAAGATCCTGTTTGACCTCATGTTCAACGGGAAGGCGGAGGTGACTATCGAAGACAACCCCAAAGGCGTGTCCATTCTCGATATGAACCTCCCCATCCTCACAGCAGAAGCCAAGGCGAGCGATAAGGACAACCTCGTGGAGTTCCTCGTAGACCTCCGCGAAAAGTACAGCCACATCGACTTCGGTACGATTGAGATGAATTCGGCTACCTTCATTAAGTACTTCGCGAAGAACAAGGGTCTGGTGGATAGATATACCATCAGCGATGGTAATTCGGAGGTCTCGTCTAACGGGCTTGCCTCGCTCAACAAGGTTAATGCGATTTTAACCGAGCTGCATCTTCCTTCTATCCGCATCGTTAGCAATATCGTAGAAGACCTTGCGGGTAAAAGCTACCGACTCTGCCCCGACGACAAGATTGTCCTCCGACCCGATGGTGAAATTGGTAAGATGCGCTTCTATGAGCCCTACGAGCTTGGAGACCCTGTCCCAACCAAGACGTACACCACTCTGGCTGGAAGTCACATGATCTCCACGCAGCGCACGGATGAAGGTCGTTTCATCGAGTACGCTTGTGCGTGGATCCCCGAGGTGCGTCTACCTAAGCATATCCTCTCAGTAGACCTCAAGGCTATCAAGTAGACGATATGACCCCGCAGGAGTATATCCAAGAAAAGTACCGAGCTATGGGGGTAAGCCTCTCCGATGGCTATGTGTCCTCTCTGCTTGTCGGCAAGGGGCTATCCCCGAGCGACGATACCTGCTTCTCAGAAGCTGGTGGCGTGGAGCGTGTACACAGAGCCTTCGTAGAGAGCCTGCCCGAGTTCCTTCTGATGCCAAGCTCCGTGAGTGAGCTGGGGGTGTCTATCTCTCGTGCGTCAAAGGACGACATAGCTAAGTACTACCGCCTTGAGTGCCGACGCCTCGGGCTTCCCGATATGCTCTCCGAGCCTCCAAGAGTGCGCTTTCTATGATTTACGAGAACGGATATATACAAGCGATAGAGACCGAGCAAGGTAGCTTCGACGACAAGGGGAGACCCGTGTTTTCTGAGGCTGTCGAGTGCGAGCTTATCCCTTGTATGTTCCGCTCCTCGGTCAATGATAAGCGAGGAACGTACAAGGATGGCGGGCATTCCCGCTACGCCTACGAGGTACACCTTGAACCTGTATCAGTAACTGCGAAGCGTGCAAAGCTATACCGAGAGGACGGAAGTCTTATCGGTGAGTTCACGATACAGAGCTGGGAGTACGCTCGTATCCTCAACTTCACTCAGATCATCTTAGGCTGATGGAGTTGCGGGAGTTCCTCGCAGAGGTGCGCAAGGAGGCTATCACCGAGATCATCGATGACGTGCGCTTCATCGCTAAGGGGTGCTATGAGGAGGCTATCCGACGCAAGCAGTATGCGGATAAGTCGGGCGCTCTCTCAGCCTCCATAGGGTGGGCGGTGAGCTACGATGGCAAGGTGGTGCATTCGGGCGGGTTTACGGGAAACGGAAGGAAAGCAAGCGCAGGGCAGTCCGCAGGTCGTGAGGCGGTGCAGGAGCTGGCAAGGGGGAGCAAGGGCATACGCCTTATCCTCGTCGCTGGCGCTCCCTATGCAACGCAGGTTGAAGCAAGAGGCTTTGACGTGACGACCTCGGGCGAACTCTTAGCGGAGGAGATGGTGCAATGGTGGCTGAATAATGCGTAAGACGGGATTAGCGATAGAGGAGTATATCCACGGGCTTCTCAAGGGGCAAGTAGTGGTTAGTGGTGGTGTGTACAGAAATGGCACACGACCCTTTGATAGCAACGTGGAGGATGTCGTGGTGTCCTTCCTCACGGGGAGGGATAGCTTAGACGGCTTCTCGCAGAGCGGTGTCGTCAATGTGAACGCCTATGTTCCTATGCGCAATTTCGGGGAGTCCTTATTAGTCAAGGACGTTAAAAGGTGCGAAGAGCTGGAGGAAGCTATCTCACAGCTCGTAGATGCACACCGCACGGGGGACTTTCTCCTTGTTCTTGACGGGACTCCCACCACCTTCTCCGAAGAGGGCTTTAGCGTGGTGAATGTGAGAGTCAAATACAAGTATAACAAACTAACAGAGTAACAGATATGCCATATCAGGAAACTAATAACACCGCTTGGGGCAAGGTAGAAGTCCAGGTAGGTGCCGTGAACGCCACGGACGGGAGCAAGATGCCCACCGCTGGGATGAGCCTTATTGGCTTCGTCAAGGAGGGTTCGCTGAGCATCGAGCAGGAGGAAGGCGACAAGAAGGAGTGGAAGGCTGTAGGCGGTGAGGTCGTAGACAGCCTTACCTCCGCTTCCTCGCTCCGTGTCAAGTTCCACGTGAAGAACCTCAACAAGAGCGTGATGGAGAAGGTGTTCAGCGTCACAGAGAGCACCAACACGCTCGAGGTGAATAGCCTTGTCTCTACGAAGGAGTTTGCGCTGGCCATCATCCCTGAGACGCAGGGTGCTGAGGTCTTCAAGGCTCCCCGTGTCAAGCTCACGGGCGTTATCGCCCTCAGCGAGGACGCAGGCTACGGGATTGAGATCACGGCTACTATCCTCAAGGCGAAGGTGAACAGCCCCCTCTTCTATCTTGAAAAGAAGGCTTAGTCATGAAGCTCCCTTTCTTCAAGAAGAAGGCAGAACAGATGGTATCGGATACGCTCCTCTCGGGGGGCGTGTCCGTGTCCATCGGCTCTACCGAGTACAAGGTCTACCCCCCTACGCTGGCTACGTGGGTAGAGGTGTCGGCTCTCATTGCGCAGGTCACGGACGTAGAGGAGCGAGAGATGACGCTCTACGACCTCATCGCCCTTGGCAGTGACGCAGAGACCTACGCACATATCCTCGCTACGTTCATCACGGGCGTTAAGCGAGACAACGAAGCGGAGCGACGCAAGACGGCTGAAACGCTCCTCTATACCGCCACTATCCCCGACCTCGCTACAGCTCTATTCACCGTGCTGGAGAGTGCAAACATCGGGGAGCTTTTTATGCTTACCACTTCCCTCAAGAGGACAGCGATAACGAAGCCAACGAAGGAGGTGGGGAGCGAAACGACAGCCCTTGGGCAAGAATAGGCAGTTTCGCCAAGTACTATCATCTGAGCTTCGATTACGTCCTCTACGAGCTCAGCTATACGAATTTCCTCCTCTACTCTAAGGCTATCCCCAGCTACAAGCCCAAGGACGAGGGGAAGAAAAAGACGACGAGCCGTGGCATGTCCTTCGGGAGCTTCACCTCGGCACTCAAGAAAATAGCGCAATAAATGGCACACAAGACGTTCTCTGTCACCCTTGACCCTACGGAGTTCATCAAAGGCACGAAGAGCTTAGAAGAGAGCTTTGACCGCCTCCAGCAGAAGATCCAAGGGACATCAACGAAGCTACCCAGCTACAACGCCCCCATCACCGAGGCGAGGGGCGAGGTAGACCTTCTCAGCAACTCTCTCCAGCGTGCCACGGGGCTCGCTGCTGGCATCTTCGCTGTGAGTGGCATTCAGGACTTTGTGAGCAAGCTGTACAGCGTGAGAGGGGAGTTCCAGCAGTTGGAGATCTCCTTTAAGACGATGCTCGGCAGTGGGGAGCAAGCTAACGAGCTTCTCGCCCAGCTGGCACAGACCGCAGCGTCTACCCCCTTTGACTTGCAGGGCATTGCCTCCAGCGCAAAGAATATGCTTGCCTATGGCTTCGCAGCTGATCAGGTGAACGAGACGATTGTGCGCCTCGGGAACGTGGCAGCGGGGCTATCTCAGCCCCTGGGGGATATTGTCTACCTCTACGGCTCGCTCCGTGCTTCGGGGCGTGTCACGAACATAGACATTAGGCAGTTCGCCAACCGAGGTATCCCCATCTATGAGGAGCTGGCGAAGGTGTTAGGCAAGAGCGTGAGCGAGATCAATAGCCTTGTGTCCGCTGGTAAGGTGGGCTTCCCCGAGGTTGAGCAGGCGTTCCAGAATATGACCAACAAGGGCGGGAAGTTCTACAACCTTATGGAGGAGCAGAGCAAGAGCCTCACGGGGCAGATCTCCAACTTGCAGGACAACATTGATATGATGTTCAACGAGCTGGGGAAGGCTTCCGAGGGTGTCCTATCGTCGGGCGTGAAGGCTGTAGCCTACCTTGTGGAGAACTACGAGAAGATCGGCAAGGTCATTGCGGGTCTCATCGTGACCTACGGGGTGTACCGCACGGCCGTTATTACGAACATAGCCCTTACTAAGGGGTGGGCAGTTGCCACGAGGGTGGACGCTATCGCCAAGGGCATTCAGACGATCGCCACGAACGCAGCGACGCTCTCCACCAACCGCCTAACCGCTGCTATGCTCGCCAACCCCTACGGGGCTATTGCGGTAGCTCTCACGGCAGTGATAGCGGCTATGTGGGCGTTCAGCGACTCCACGAGCGCAGCTGAACGTGCGCAGAAGGACTTCAACGAAGAGAAGAAGCGAGCCGAGGAGCAGGAGCAGAAGCACAAGGAAGCCGTAGAGGCTCTCCTTAACGTGGTGCGTGACGAAGCTTCCGCCACGGCAGACCGACAGAGTGCGCTGGAGCAGTTGCAGAAGTACTACCCTCAGATCTTTGATAAGTACGATACCGAGACGCTCAAGCTCCAAGACATCGCCAAGCTCAAGCGTGAGATTGCCGAGTACGACGGCAGAGCGAAGGTGGACAGAGCTAAGGATGAGCTGGGCAAGGCGCAGGAAGAGGTAGAGAAGGCGAAGAAGGCGCTGAAGGACGCAGAAAAGGCAGGGGGCGTGAATACGGGCTTTGCCCACGCATATGGGCTGACCAAGGCGGTAGAGCGTCTTGAATACACGCAGAAGCAACTCGCCCTCAAGCAGAAGGAGTTCGGCAAGCTGAGTGACGGGCAGATATTCAACGCAAAGGGGCTATCTGAGCTCACCGACCAACAGCTCTCCGCTATGCTCTCCAACGTGCAGAAGGCTAAGAGAGCCGTCAAGCAAGGCACAGAGAGTAGGCTGGAAGGCTCTATCATCAAGGGCGTATACGATGAGAAGGGCTGGGAGAACATCGCTAACCAAATCAAGAAGGAGCAGGAAGCCCGCAAGAAGCCCATCAAGTCCTACAAGGACGCTGTCACCGACCTCAAGAAGGAGGAAGAGAAGGCAAACAAGGAGCTAAAGGCGTTCAACGCCCTCACGGCTCAACAGCTCAAGCGCAAGAAGGAGGAAGCCGTAAAGAACGGCAACTACAACTGGAACCCCGACGAGGAACGCAAGCGTCTCAAAGAGGAGTACGACCTCAAGAAGAAAGCCCGTGAGGAGTACGAGAAGGGCGCAGGCGAGACGAGCAAGAAGGGCGGAAGCCGTAAGCACTCCACGGCAGAGTCTGAGGCTCTCACCAAGGCACGACAAGCCGAAGAGCGCAGACAGCAAGAGGAACAGCGCACACGTGAGCTGGCACGCTCCCGCAGAGATGCTGAACTCAACCTTGAAGCCGAGCGCATAGCACTGATGCAGAATGGCTTTGCCAAGGAGATGGCAGAGCTACAGCTCCAGCACAAGCGCAAGATGTCCGCCTTTGACGACCAAGTGCAGGAACGCCTCGCCAAGGTGCGTGAAGCAGAGAAGCTGGAATGGGAGGCTACCCACGACAGCAAGAAAGAGGTCTACAAGCAACGCAAGCTCAGCGAAGCTGACCTCAGCGACACCGACCTCAATCAGATACTCGCTGGGCGAGAGCTGGCTGACCAAGCACTCGCAGATGGGCAAGAGAAGATCATCAAGGAGCTACGAGATAAGTACCTCTCTTACGAAGAGCGCAAGACGGAGATCAAGAAGCGCTACGAGGCAGAGCGCAAGATCATTGACGATACCTCGCTCCTCCTCGCAGAGCAGAAGACCTCCGCCCTCGTAGAGCTGGCGAAGAAAGAGGCAGACGAACTCAAGGCGATAGACAACGAGCGCTACGAACATACCCAGCGCACGAACCAGCTCTTTGTAGAGCTCTTCGCACAGCAGGGAGAGCGCACGGTGGCGCAGATGCGCAGTACCATTGCCACCGCCCGTGAGATGCTGGACTACCTCGCAAGCACGCCAGCGGACAAGCTGGAAGGGCGCTTCGGTATGAGTGCGGACGAACTCGCCTCTATACAGAACTCCCCCGAGAAGCTCAAGGCTATCACGGACGCTCTGAGGGGCTTGCGTGACGAGCTGGGCAATACCTCTCCGTGGCAGTCGTTCATCTCCTCTATGGAGGACGCACTGAGCCGTGGTAAGAGCGCACTCAGCGACTACAAGAAAGCCCGCAGGGAAGCCACCTCAGCGACCACCGAAGAGGAACGAGCCAGCGCACAGAAGAAGGCGGATATTGCCTTTAGCCGTGTCGGTCTCTCGGTGACGAAGATTGGCAAGAGCGTGAAGGACGCTACGCCCCTTGTGCAGGAGCTGGGGAAGTCCTTCGGGGCTATCTTCGGTAACAGCGCTATGGAGGATGCAGTGGAGGGTCTCACGCAAGCCCTCTCCGACCTCGGGGGCGTAGCTTCGGGCATCGGCTCTATCATCAGCGGGGACGTGCTGGGGGGTATTACCTCTATCGTGGGCGTTGTCGGCAACCTCGTGAGCCGAGCGCAGAAGGTAGAGCGTGAGGTGCTGGAGAAGCGCAGGAAAGCCCTTGAGGCGCTCACACGCACGCAAGAAGAGTACAACACCGCACTCCTCAAGGCTAACCTACTCTACGAAAAGGGCTCTACCATCTTCGGGGATGACGTGTACAAGCGTGCTACTAACTCTATCGTGGTGGCACGCCAAGCGATGGAGCAGTTCCGTAAGTCCGTAGCCTTCTCCGACAAGGAGTTAGAGGGTAATGGCGTGCTGGACTTCCTCGGCATTGGGCCTAAGCCCGAAGACTTCCCCCCGAAGATGCGTAAGGCTATGGAGCGGATCCGCAAGCAGTACAAGAACAAGATCCTCCCCATGCTCAAGGGTGAGTTCGCCAAGTTACAGAATATCTCCGTCAAGACGGGGAGCCACAAGGAGGGCTTCCTTTTTTGGAGAAAGAGCGTAGACGACTACACCACCCTCGGCAAGCTATACCCCAACCTCATAGATAAGAGCGGTAAGCTCAATGTGTCGCTGGCGGAGTCTATCCTCAAGACGCACGAGTTCAGAGAAGGGGGCAAGGAGGCGCTGGAGAATATGCTCGCCCTCTACAAGCAGAACGAGGAGGCTATCAAGACGATGAACGACTACCTGCACGGGCTCTTCGGCTCGCTGGGTAACGCTATCACCGACTCGCTCGTCACGGCTTTCCGCACGGGCGAGGATGCTACACGAGCCTTCACCTCCAATATCGGGGATATGCTCAACAACTTCGCCAAGCAGATAGCCTACTCTTCGTTCCTCGCCCCTCTTATGGAGAAGGCGCAGAAGGATGTAGCGGATGCCTTGCGCCTCACGGGTGGGGACAATCAGATGGAGGCTATGCTTCGTGCTATGTCCTCGCTGGTGGACGGAGTGAAGACGCAGATACCCGCCTTCAACGAGTACCTCAAGAAGACCGAGGAGATGGTGAAGGCTCACGGCTTTGACCTCGCAGGCAAGAACAGCGACACCCGCAGCGCTACGGCTAAGGGCATAGCCCAAGCCTCGCAGGATAGTATTGACGTACTGACGGGCTTGTGGCACACGAACGTGCTACTATCAGAGCGCACAGCAAACGCCACGGAGCGTATCGCCTTACTCATTGAGGGGCAGGGCGTGCGCAGGCTCCCCTCAGCGCAGGATATGGGGCTTGATCAATTCGGCACAGCCGTAGGGCGTATGTACGCTGAACTGCAAGCTATCAACCGCAACACGAAGGTGACGGCAGATGCGGTGGAAGCCTCCCGCTTCATCCTCGCTCAGATGGATAGTAACGGCATCAAGATTAAGCGATGAACGCAGTAATAGTACTTGAGGTAGGTGGCAGGGACACTATCCTCGGTGAGGACGCTATCAAGAACCTCTTCGCCCTCCCCACGATGACGGAACCCCCGTCGGTGGATTGGGCAGAGGAGGATGGCGTGGAGATAGACGAGATTACCGCCACGCAGGTAGAGGAACAGAAGGTGGCTATCCCGATGTACTCACGTGGTATAAGGAACGTCTTCCCCGACCTCCTTGACAATAGGACGATACGCCTCTTCGCTGGGGGTATTCAGTTCGGGGACTTCCGACCCGTGAGTGTAGAGAACGTGCAGAAGTGGGCGGGGGGCTGGTCCGCCGTGCTGGTCTGCTCACGAAGCGAGAAGCCCGCCCCTACCGACAACGTGAGATGGGAGAGCGGGCTGACGATCCTTGCCGATGTGGCGAGTGCGCCTATATGGGTAAGCCCCGAGAATAAGGGCATTGTGAGCGTGGAGGACGAGACGGGGCGGTACTACTTCGCTGGCTCACGGCCATACAAAGCGAAGTACTCCCTTGAAGTCCCAGTACTCATCAAAGCCCCCACCCTGCCCGACCTATGGACAGCACGCAATAAGCTCCTCTCTCGCCTTACGGCACGTGGGCTGAGGGCGATACCCCGCTTTGATGGAGATACGCTACCAGTGAGCGGTGTGTACAGCACCTCCACAAGCCGAGACGTGAGTGCGGATGATGACGGCTACCGCTGGACGATTGACATAACATTTACCATAACCAAACTATGATCACATTGTACGTAAACGGCAAGGCTACGCCCTTCCCGATAAGCTCGGAGAGCTACCACGAAGCCAAGGTAGGCGCAATATCTACGCTCGTGGTAGAGACGACGTCGGACAAGGCTATCGCTTTCCCTCTCGGCACGTATTGCACGTGGCGGGGTGAGAAGTTCTCCCTCTACACTCCTGCCGAGGTGGTGAAGGTGTCCGAGCGAGAGTACCGCTATACGCTCACACTCAGCGGGGAGGGTCAACAGCTCGCACTATCTAAGTTCAAGTTCATCGTAGCCAACCCCGAGGACGTGCGTCTATCGTTCACGCTGACGGGCAAGCCCCGCTTCTTCCTTGAGCAGATACTGCGTAGCCTGCCTGCTGGCTTCTCTATCGGTGCGTGCTTAGAGTCGGAGGCGCAGGCTATCTCCTTCAAGCACGAAGACTGCCTCAGTGCGCTCTCACGAGTAGCCGAAGCGTTCAAGACGGAGTGGCACATCACGGGCAAGACGCTCAACCTCGGTAAGGTGGTAGGCAACAAGGCTAATGCCGTCACGCTCTCCTACGGCAAGGGGAAGGGCTTGCTCTCGGGGCTTACCGCCTCCAACGACAGCGAGAAGTCGCCCGTGGGGAAGCTCTTCATCCAGGGGACAGAGCGCAACATTGACCCCTCTAAGTACGGAGCTAAGAGCCTGCACCTACCCAAGGGGCGCACCCTCGCCTACGAGGGGCGTACGTACGTTGTGAGTGCCGACGGGCAGAGCCTCAGCGTCAGCGGGCTAAGCACCGACGGACGAAAGGAGGATAGCTTTGACGGCACGAATATCTACCCCCAGCGTGTGGGCGTGGTTAGCTCGGTGGTGGTCACGCCTAACGGCAACTACGACATCGTGGATAAGGACAACCCCGTGGACTACTCGCAGTACCGCATCGCAGGGGAGAAAGCGACTATCACCTTCCAAACGGGACGGCTTGCGGGGCGCACCTTTGACATCGCCCAAGATAAGGACGTGTTGAAGTACGACCACGCTACAAAGCGTTTCCAGCTGGTGAGCGTAGAGGAGGATGGGATGAAGCTCCCCGAGCCGAAGGTGTTCTACCCAGCCGTAGGGGATAAGTACGCAGTGTTCGGGGTGCGCCTGCCCGACGAGTACATCACGAAGGCGGAGACGGAGCTTCTCAATGCTTCGGTGCGCTACTTCCACGAAGCCCTGCAACCCAAGGTGACGTATAAGGCGGAGCTGGACGGGCTCTACGCACAGAAGAATTGGGGCGCACTCGCTCCTAAGCTCGCTATCGGTGCGTACGTCCGTCTTGTGGACACGAGCCTTGACATTGACGACCACGTGCGCATCACGGCTATCCGCACAAAGCTCTCCCAGCAGTACAAGCCACAGATAACGCTCTCCAACGAGGTACAAGCCCCCAGCCTTGCCGTCTCTCTCGGCACGCTTGAAGCAGAGGGCGTACAGCAGAAGGAGGAGGTGCAGGCGGTGCGCAGGGAGGTAGCACGCTCCTACCAGCAGGCTATGAGCCTCGCTGACGGCATTGCCGAAGAGGTGCGGGCGGGCTTTGGCGACAGCATTAGCCCCGTCACCGCACGCACGATGCAGTTAATGGTGGGGGATAAGTCCCTGCAGTTCGTCTTCGTGGCTTCCCCCAAAGCTACGGGCTCCGTAACGCACAACGTCACGTGGGACGAGAGCAGAGGTATCCTGCACGCAGATAGAGGCTACCTACGCCACATGACGCTCGGCATCAATACGCTCAGCGCAGAGCATAAGCCCAGCGAGTACAAGACGTGGACGCTCCCCGCATACGACTACGCTGTGAGGGCTGACCAAAAGACCATCCACCTCTACGCCAAGGTAGAGCGCAATGGGGCAAACGGGGTATTCTTCGCCTCGGACACGGCTAAGGCTATGGAGGCGGAGGCGGGCTACTACTACCTCTACCTCGGTATGCTCAGCCAAGCCCCCAACAGAGCTTTCACTACCCTCTACGGCTTCACTGAGGTACTGCCCAGCCAGATACGCACGGAGCGCATCGCATCGGCTGACGGAAGCACAACCATTAACCTAAATACGGGAGAAATCGTGAGTGACAAGATTAAGTTCGTCCACCCCGACGGTGGGGAGAAGTCCTACCCCAACGACTACCTACACGAAGCTATCCACGAGGGTACGACAGAGATACGTGGAGGCGTAGTGCTGGGTACGCTCATCGGAGCTAAGGACACATCGGGCAAGATACGCTCCTACATCAGCGGTATCAGCGGTACGCCTGCCCTCGCAGCGGGCGTGAAGGGCTTAGAAGAGGGCAACGAGACGTACCAGACGGCTATCCACCACGATGGGAGCGCAGACTTCGGGTACTTCCACATCCGCCACCCGCAGGGGCAAGGCGCAGCGGGGTCACATCTCTACCTTGAGAACTACCGCTACAAGGATAGCCCCGACATTGAAAATCCCTACGCAGTGAAGATAGGCGACACGCACCCCGACATCAAGGTGATAAGCCGAGGGAAGCTGGTGGAGAATGTGTCCGTCGCTCTCCCCGAGGTTAAGCTGACGGGGCTTTATGGGAGTGACATCCTATTCCACAAAGCGCCAAAGGCCAAGGAGGTAGAGGTTATCATCCAGCCACAAGACCTCGGGAGGTACGTCACGGCCTCGTCAAAGGTTGACGTTAGGCTCACATTCATCGGTCGTGTGCATTATGGCAATGCAAGTAAGGGATTTCTTGCAGTGAGTGCATCGGCTTACCCAAGCTATCCCGCCTACTCCCCAGAGGTGCGTCTATCTCCAGCTGGTGGCTCATACTCATTCTCTGGGAACGTCAACCCCGACGGCACACTATCCTTCTACCTCATCTTCCGTGGGGACTATGTGAATAGCGACAGCCAACTCAACGTGCGCGCGGACATCCGTGTGACCTCGGACAGCCAAAGAGATAGAGGCACGTACCTCACGCAGTCGGGCTTCCTTGTGTTCCACAACGCAGAGTACTACATCAACGCAGACCGCTCACGCCTACCCTACGTAGACGCAGTGAGTGGTGCGGTGCGCAACGCTGGGAACGTGATGCTGGAGGTTGCAGGTGGCTTGCGAGTGAAGGGCGCTATGGACACCTCGGGCTCACTCCTCGGTGGGCGTGTGTCCGCAGGTAACGTGAGCTTTGAACATAAGTGGGGTGCGAGAGCCGACCGCATGAGCATCCGAAGGAAGGAGACAGGTATATATATCGTCACCCACGACATCGGACACACACGCTACTCAGTACTATGTATGGATGCGGGTAACGGGCGACATAATGCGAAGGTGGGGAAGATCAGGGATAACTCGTTCGAGATCTACACCAAATACGACAACACGCTGTATAGCGACATCGACTTTACGTTCCTCGTGTTCGGCGACAACTACTAACCAACCAACTATAACCAAGACCAAAGACTATGTACAAGATTTTAGAGGTGTTCGACTTCTCCGTGTTCGGAAAGGGGGAAATCACGTTAGCTTCTGTCGTGGTGCTGATTTGCTATGTCGGGGTGCTGTTCGCCAGCATCCTTGACACCAATTCAGCCATCCGCAGAGATAAGCGCTTCGCACGTGATCAAGCCCGCAAGGCTATTGAGGAGGGGACAGCGCACGGAACGCTGGAAGAGGTGGCAAAGCGCTTCTCCCCACGACTGAATAGCTGGGGCATCCGTACGCTCCTCGGCAAGCTACTATGGTACTACGTGTTCCTCATCGTGGCTGGATTCGCTGATATGCTCTTCCTCATCACAGACGTGTGGCAGATCTTCCACCTGCCCGAAGTGCCGTGGGTGTCTGTTGTCCTTGCGCTGGTGTTCATCGCCACCGAGGGGCTTAGCATCTGGGAGAATAGCCCGAAGAACGACACGCAGAACGTAGTAAAGAGCTTGCGCAGACTTCGCAGTGCATACTCTACCCTGCTTGACGATGAGGAGATGAAGAAGCTCCGTAAGGAACTCAACGACCGAGGCGGTAGTGGATTTTAACTGACATGACTATGAGCAAGTACTTTTCCCTCTCCGAGATGACGCACAGCGGTACGGCTATCTCTCGGGGCATCCCCAACGACCCAACGGACGAGCAAATACAAGACCTCAACCGACTGATGGAGTACTTAGACGGCATCCGTGAGGAGTTCGGTCTGCCTATTGTCGTCACCTCGGGCTTTCGCTCACCACGGCTCAACAGAGCTGTGGGCGGTGCGATAACGAGCCAGCACGTAAAGGGACAAGCGGCGGACATCCGACCTATCCAAATCACGGACATCGGGCGACTATTCCGCATCATCCGTGCGCACGGGGGCTTTGACCAGCTCATTGACGAGCATCCAGCAGGGCGCACCCCGTGGATACACGTGTCGATAGCCCCGACCACACGACAGCCACGAGGCGAGGTGCTGGAGTACGACGGCAAAGGCTACAAGCGACTTAACTAACACAGCAGGGCGGGCGGTAATGGGGTGACCGCCATCCCCTGCAACCAACCACCCCGACCAAAACAAAACTATATGCGACCATTTGGAAGTAAGAGCGATGGCAAGGCGCTCCAGCTGGTGCAGAGAGGCACGGACAAGCGTATCCCCGTGGAGCTGGTCAAACAGCCATCGGGCGAAGTCCTCGACCCTGCCGAGCTGGAGGAGCTGAGTGTAAAGGTGGCGAGCGAGAGCGGAGCTGGGTGCGCTCCCGTACCGCACGCCATTGAGGACAAGAAGCTGGTGGTGGAGCTCACCGCTGAGGTCACCCGACAGCTGGGGCTGGGTGTCTACACACTCACCGCTACGGGGCGTATTCCCGACCCCGCCTACGCTGACGGCTACCACGACTACGAGATAGTGGTAGATCTATGCAAGGTCACTAAGTACGGGAGCAACGAGACGCCCGTCAAGGTGCAGGCTAATGTGCTGGAGGGCTTGCGTGGGCTTAGCGCCTACGAGATAGCCGTAAAGCACGGCTACAAGGGCACGGAGGCAGAGTGGGCTAAGAGCCTAACCCCAAGCGGTGGCGGTGGTGCTGGTACGGCTGGGCCTAAGGGAGACAAGGGAGAAGCTGGTCCGCAAGGTCCTGCTGGTCCCGTTGGTCCACAAGGTCCGCAGGGGCTTACGGGTCCTGCTGGAGAGCGTGGTCCTATTGGCCCTGCTGGTCCTGCTGGACCGAAGGGCAAGGACGCCTATCAGTCGTACCTCGAAACCACCACAGATAATCCCAAGCTCACCGAGAAGCAGTGGTCAGATACAATCGGCTCATTCGCAACTCTAATCCACACGATCACTTATGGCACTGAGCAGTAAGCAACGAGCTGAGGCGGAAGTCCTCGACCTCAAAACGAAGCTCCGACAACTCAACAAGACCCTCGCAACGAAGGGGGCAACGATAGAGGAGAACGCCCCGCTGGTAGCTACGATTAAGGCCGTGGAGGGGATGACCGCAGGCGGTGGTGGCGGGGAGAAGATTTTGCTCGTTAAGCCCGCCCAGTTCTATGGGTGGAAGAATAAGATCCTCCCCGATCTCAAGCTAATGGACAGCCCACGACAAGTAGATATTAGTTCATCGTTTTTGCAGAACGAACGCCTAAGTAGACTGCCAGATGTGGAGGGGATTGGGTATGCTGTAAAGATGTCCAACTACGCCAATGGCTGTATCGCCCTAACAGAGGTTATACTCCCAGCCCTTGCCGAAGTGAAGGATATGGACAACGCCTTGCGTGACTGCAGAGCTCTCAAGACTGCAACTTTGGGAACTGCACCAAAAGCGGTCAATGTAAGCTCTCTGTTCGCATCGTGTACACGTCTTGAGAGCGTAACGCTTGACTTCTCGGGAGGCAGTGTTATAAACGCAAGCACCGCATTCTCACTATGCTCCAGCCTCCGAACCATAACAGGCACGATCGACCTCTCCAACGCAACAAACGTTGCCCATGCTTTTTTGAGCTGCTCATCGCTTGAGGAGGTGCGCATCAAGGGGCTCAAGATTGACCTCGACCTCTCCGACTGCGTTAACCTCTCCGTGGAGAGTGTGAAGTATCTCGTCGATAACCTTCAGAAGGCGACTGGGAAGACCATCTCACTCGCGAGCGATTGGCAGACGGCACACACGGCAGAGGCTCGAGAGTACGCGCAGAAAGCAGCCGCCAAGGGCTTTGCACTAACATTCAGATAATAGCTAACAGACATAACTATGGAGATTGTTGAGCTCAAAGAGGTCGCGGGCTATATGTACGTCAATGCCGAGCATAGCATCGTGGCACGCTTCGGATACTGCCCATCCACTTACGCCAATCTGTGGAAGCTCACGCCCGAAGCTGAAGCCCTCGCTCTCGAGGCGAAGTGGCGAGCAGAGAGAGGAGAACAGCAGGCAGAGAGTAACTAACAACGGGGGCGGGGTGCAGAGCCTCGCCCCTCCTCAATACAGAGAGATATGAAGACAAATAGATTAGAGTGGTGGGAGACGCTCCTCGTGATTGTGGCCGTGGCTCTTTTAGGCTACTTCCTCACCTCATGCTCGCCACGTGTGCGTGTCGTCCCCGTAGAGCGCACCCGCACAGAATGGCGTGACCGCTGGCGCTTGGATAGCGTCTACGTACACGATAGTATCTACCTTACGGAGAAGCAAGCGGGCGATACCATCTACAAGGTCAAAGAGGTGTACCGCTGGCGTGACCGCTGGCGGGTGGATACCATCAATACGGGGCGCATCGACAGCATCCGCATCACCGAGGTGGTCGAAGTACCCGCCAAGCTCACAGCGTGGCAGGCTATGCGACTGAAAGCCTTTGCACCCCTGCTGGCTATTGCGCTGCTTCTTGGTGCGTGGGTGTCGAGGAGGCTGTGGCTACCTTTGCTACGCTCGCTCTTATAGCCACAAAGAGCCGTTCGGTGCTTTGCGCCCGTTCCCTGCTCTATGCCTGCACCGAGGATGGCGCAGGATAAAAAGAAAAGCCCCTACACCTTTCGGTGCGGGGGCTTCGCTTTTACTTGTTGGTGGTTAGTGTCCGAATGCGGTGGTCATCATACCAAACTGCTTGTCGGTGATAAGTAGTGTCTCTACGAGGTCACCCTTTCGCAAGCATGTCTGCACTTCTGCCTGCATCTCTTTTGCCTTCTGCAAGCTGGGGCAGTGTCGCTTGAGCGACTTTGAGAATGCTGATGCTGAAAAGCCTCTTGCTTCAAGGCGCTTGCGTGATGCTGTTGAGAGCCTGTCTGTGAGGACGAATACCCACCAGATGTGGTACTCGCTGGTTTTCTTGTCCATTTGTCTTTGTCTTGTTTACGTTACGTGTCGTGGGGTATCTCTTACCCTTTGACACTACAAAGATAAGACAAATGTTTCACACCGCAAAATTTTCAGTGAAAATAATTCAATCCATTATACAAGCATCTTATATACGCGTGGAGTTCACAATCTTTTCACTACCTTTGCAGAAGAACGGAAAATATACAGATGATATGGCAAGTGTAAAGAACGAGAACATGCAGGCTACCTTGGACGCGCTGCGCACCTACGCTGGAGTATCCACGGATTCGGGGCTTGCGACTATCCTTGGTATCTCCCGAGAGCGACTACGTCAGTGGCGACTTCGTGAGGTGTACGATGTGGATGTGATTAGAGGGGTGTTCCCCGAGCTGTCCGAAGAGTGGCTAACCACGGGCGAGGGCTTGCCCTTCACCCCCGAGGGCGTAGATAAGCTCATCCCTCACCTTGATGAGCTGAGAGCGCTCCTCTTGGCTAAGGACGCTATCATACAGCAACAGCAGGAGCATATCGCTAAGCTCACCCTCGCACTCACTCGGAGGGGGTAGGATTTGGCGGTATCAAAAGATTAGCTACCTTTGTAGAGCCAGCGAGGCGGTTGTCTCCGTCCGTGGCTTACGTTACGTAGCCCAAGTAGGCATATTTGCGCTTGGGCGAAAAAATCAGAGCGGGGAGATTTCGGTCTCCTCACTCTTTTTTTATCCCCCTAATACCAGCTTCACCACCTCGGCATTGAGCTTATCCACTCGTGCGTAGTCCTTGCGAATGTACCTATCTGTGACCTTGTGGGCGGATATATGGTTGAGGGCAAACGCCACGTCCTCCTCGCTTGCGCCTACCTCGTTGCGTGCTATGGTCGCCCAGCTATGACGAAGGGCGTAGGAGGTCATCGGTGGTAAGCCCGCTTCCTTGCAGAGCTTGGCTATCCCCCGAGATATGTAGCTCGTGCAAGAGTGCCTATCGTAGTAGCGTGCGGATAGGTTGAGGAGGTAGCCATCACGTGCGCCCTCTGTAAGCCTTGCGAGCGCCTCCATGGCCTGCTGGGGTATGCTAACCTCCATATACGCCTTATCGCTTCTCTTGCCCTTTGTCTTTGCTCTGTGATAGCAGAGCTTGTCCCACTGGAGGTTGTCGGGGGTGAGTTCGTAGAGGTCAGCAACATTCATCCCAGCAAGGCAGAAGCTCACACGTGCCACGTCTTGGGCGTATTGAGCTTGCTCGCTCTTCGGGGAGAAGGCAAAGAACGCACGGAGTTGCTCCACGCTCACGCTGCGCTTCTCGGGTGTGTCCCCGCTCGGTATCTTGAGGAACTCAAACGGGCGGTTTGCCACACGCACTACCCCTCTATCGTAGTCGTTGTACTCCTCCATACCAGCATTGAAGATAGCTTTGAGTAGTGTTGGGTACATACTCTTCGCACGCTTCGTGCGTGCGAGGCTCTCTATCCATTGGCGTAGGAGCTTTGACGTGACCTCAGAGAAGCCGATAGAGGGCCTCCCAGCGAACGAGAGGAAGCTATTGAGGGTATAACGATAGTTATCCGCTCGCTTCACTCCACGCTCTGAGAGCTTGCGTATGTAGGCATCTGCGAAGTCAGAGAAGGGTATATCCTCCACGGCACTATCCGTGGCTATCTCCACCACCTCCTTAGCGGTGAGGTTGTCTATTCGCTTCCCCTGCAACCTATCGTAGTAGGTGCAGATAATCGCAGAGGCTCGCATCAGCACCCGAGGGTCTGTGATGTCGCCCTTATCGGTCACTCCGCTATCCTGCACGACGAGGTCGGTGCGAATGTAGACGGGCTTATCGTTGTGGGTGCAGAGGATGTAGACGGAGTGGAAGCCACTCGCCCTCCGCTTTCGTATTTTCGCTTTGAATGATGTCGCCATAGGTGTAAGGTATGGTGTAAGGGAAAACGGCTTATTGGGGGTGTTTTTATATGCTTTTGCCTCTCCCGAGGGTAAAAATAGCGGGTCAGTCGCCTCTCTTGGTTGGCTTCCAATCCGCTATTTTTCAGCTACTTAACTATCGTGGTCCCACTTGGGCTTGAACCAAGGACTCCCTGATTATGAGTCAGTTGAAACCTATTGATAGTAAGGATTTTACATAGGCAGTGTAAGGGGAGGGGTCAGGGGATAGGGCTATTTGAACACGCCAAACGCTACGACGTACACCACCCCGAGGATAATGATAGCCCCAGCAATGACGAGGAGGATGGTGCCGTTATCGTCCATTTTGGCGGGCGTATTTCCGTCCGTGTGGGCAGTTGTGCCATCTGAGGGCGTATTTCCGTCCGCCGTAGGCTCGCCATTGCGCCCCTGTGTGGCTCTTACAGCCCGCAGGTCGTCCCCGATACGTGCCACGGCAGAGAAGAGGCTACCGAAGGCGAGCGAGGGGATGCAGGAGAAGAGGTAAACGAGGCTCACGGGGTTGAATACCTTGTCTACACGTATCACGTCGTAGTGTTCGCTGTAGATCGGTTGGCTCTCCACGCAGGTACAGATGAAGGCGATGAGGCACACGAGCGTAAGCCCGACGGAGAAGACGAGACCCCACGCGCGGAGGGCTTGGTAGGGGCTTGATTGGGTAGAGGTTGTTTCCATAGTGTTGTAGTGGTTGATGGCTTATTCGTAGTATCTGGACTGCGCTTCAATGCTATCCTGCTTCCTTCTTGACTCTTCAAGCATCTCATCTAAAGGGTCGTCAGCCTTCCATACTGAGGATAAGTCTGGGGTGAGGTGAAACTTCCACGTCGCAATACGTGTAACACCAGCTCCAGACTTTGCACGGAATGTATGGTCCACGGTTATCTCCATTATCTCAGGCTCAGAGACAGCACCACTAACGACATCCATCTCCGAAACGTAGATCGTGTCTAACTTTCCCCACTCAACAGGTTCGTAGCTGCTAAAGTCGTGTAGCGTCCTTCTCAGCTCTTCACGAACTGCATCCTCAACTTTGCTCATCGGTGATTTGACACAGGACGAGAGCGATAGCAGGAGCATAGACGGTAGTAGTAGTTTCTTCATTGTATTCTGTTTTTAGTTGTCAGTGGTTACCATTGCGACATACTGCGGTCGATGATGCGCTCCACGTAGAAGAACGCACGCACGTCCTTGAGGTTTACTGCGAAGTCCTCGTACTTGCTGTTGAGGGAGTGCAGGTGGATAGTGTCGTTCCTCTTGACGTGCTTTGTGAGTTGCTTGAGTAGGATACCCTCCTCCTCTATCACGACCACCACATTGGGGTACTTCGTGTTGATTAGACCATACTGCCAATCTTCTGGGTACACCTCACGGCAGAGGACTATATCCCCGTCACAGACGGAGCGTTTTGAGTCGTCGTCCATACTATCCCCTTTCACTCGGAACAGCTTGTAGCGGTCTGATACGGCACGCTCCAGCACGACCTCCATAGTGTCGAACGCATCGTACACGTCTTCTGGGTCTTGTGATGGGTCTTTGTCGTATAGGAAGCCCTTGCCGATGCCCGCCTGCGCTTCTATGGGGATTATGGGGAGCGTCTGTATGGTGCGTGAGCCCTGCGCTACGCTCTCCACTTCGTGGGGCGCTCTGTAGGGCTTCTGCGGGGCTTCGTCCTGCTCTCCTTCTTTGAGGAGCGAGCCTTCGCCTCGGAGAATATAGTCTTCGCTGAACTTGATGCCAGAAGCCGAACTGATGCGTTGAACCATGGAGCTTGTTATGTACCTATCATCCCCACGGAACATACGCGAGATGCTCCCCTCGTGAGAGCCGATTAGGCTGGCAAGGTCTCTCTGTTTATGCACTATCGCCTTACTTCGGAGGTATTCATACGCCTCTTTGAAGCGCTCTCCTATTTCGGGATAGAATTCTATCTTGGTTTGCATATCAAGAAAACTTATTGTACCTTTGTTGTACCAAATCGCCCTTTGGTAGGAAGCCATCCATACGTTGGCAAAAGGAAATCTCAAATACCTCTCCTTGGTCTGGGCGAAGACTGGGGGGAGGTACTCCTTTTTAGGAGAATATCAGCACTCAGCTATCGGTGATGAAACGAACGTTCGGGAGTGCTGATTAAACCCCTCGAAGTAGCCGTGGTAGCCAATCCACCGCAAGGAGTCCGTAAGGGGGTCGCAGGGCGAGAAGCCAGATGCGAGGACAGCCCACCACTGTGGCGAAAAGCTGGTAAATGTTCCGTTGCGTAGTGGACAACGCACGGAGCTGGTGACGAGGCGACCGACAGGGCACTGCGGGATACTCCACCAAAGCTCCCGACCTCATACGGACAGCTGGAGGAACAGCCCCGTATGGGTAAGGGGGCTTTATGGCTCAAAAGCTCCCTCTTGAGCTTGCGTGATAGCTTAGAGTAGCATACATATGTACTTATCTAAGGTAGATGATTCTAATTCATCTATGTAGTTCATATCTGCCTCTCTGAGAGGGTAAAGGGTGTATTTATCGCCCTCTTCCGTTTCTACTACCTCCCACAGTGCTTGAGAGAGTAGTGTTTCTTTTCCGCGCGCCTTGATAGCGTTATAGAGAGCAGACGGGACAAGCCCATAGCGGAGGGCGCAAAAATCATCTTCCACAAGCTTTCGGGAATAAGCTTGTTGGTATCCGCAATCAGCAAGGTACAGTACTTTGAATAGGTGGTAATACTCCAGCCCTCCAGGCTTGGAAAGCACATAAAGCACCTTCTCCACGAGACGTCTTTGCGTGTCTGGAAGTCTGTCTATTGCGTTCATAAAAGAGCTCGTTGCAGATATTATATTATCTTGTTTTTGGGGAACTCCCGCAACACAAAAATCGCAACCATGATAACCGATGTCCCGAGAGTTGCGTAAACCATATTGTCCGACCCTTTATAGATACAGAACACAACGGTAGCAAACGCCGCAACCATAAGAAAAAGCGCTATCCAAAGCCCCTTTTCCAGCAATGAGTGCGCTTTCCGCTTTTGCTCCATGTCGTAATCTTGCTGTTTCTCAGTCATTGCTTGCTGTCTCTCAGCCATAGCCAATATGCGCTCCGCTGCGCCTGGCAACACCTTATTGTACCCTTCAAAATGCGAAGGGTGAGGGAGGGGACCCGCAAAAGACGACTCTTGAGCGACTGCAACAATCCTCCTTATCTTATTCTGTCTATCTTCTGGGAGCCCGTCAAGCGCCTGCTCTAAGCAGATCTCTTCGTCTATTTCGCTCATCACAGACAGCTCGCCAGACTCGCTATGATTGTTGTTGTAGTCCTCCGTTTTCATTTCTGCTTTCCTGATCCATTGCTGACTGAATGTACCCGCCCACGGCAGCCCAGTGTGAAGCAATCTGCGAGGCGATACCAGCCATTCCGCGCTTTGCGCTTTTGTCCACTGGGAGCACACTGCTAACCATTCCAACGATTACATAGGATAGTTGCAAGGCGATCTTAGCGATACTATACATTGCCTTCATAATAGATGTGATTCTTATCGTTGTCTACTGCACAAAACTACAAAAAAAAGTAATTATACTGCTTTCACGCTCTTAAAAGTGCAGGGGGAAATGTTGCACCGAAAGCCCCCACGCCCGCCCGTGTGCATTATATAGTACGCGCGCGAAGTAAAGCCCTGCGGGCTGGTCACTGGGGGCTGGACACACCACGAAAGGCACGAAATCAAGGCACACGCAGTCTCAAGGCAAAATTTTTTCTCTCTCAATATCAAGTACTTACACAAGATAAACAAGGAACAACAAGAAAACATTTTGCCAATAAGAAAACTTGTTCTATCTTTGCAGTGTAAAGGATGAGCAACAACAACTCCACCGATACAGCAGAGGTCTTTGACATACTTGATACAGGCGACAATAATAGATAACTCACGTGGGTGCAATGCCCACATAGTGATTAACAATACCGCTTGCAGGCTTAGACCTATCGTGCTAAGCACTGAACGGCTCACGACCGCCCCCTGGACTTCGCAACGTCCCTGCAAGCACTCAGATAAACAATAACACCACTAAACAATAACAACCACTATGAGTACAGAAAGAAAGAGCACGCTTAGCCGTGTATTCTCGCTCGCTTGGCAGTTCGTCAAGCGCAACGGGTTTAGCCTCTCAGAAGCCCTCAAAACAGCGTGGGCAAACATCAAGCTACACGCAAAGATGCAGAAGGGTATCGTCAAGTTTTACTACCAGAAGGTAGACGGGTCAATTCGCGAAGCCTACGGCACGCTGAAAAGCGAGCTTGTCCCAGAAACTAAGGACAGCGGGCGCAAGGCTAACCCAACCCTGCAAACATACTTTGATACAGAGCGTCAAGAGTGGCGCTGCTTCAAGGTTGCAAACCTCATTCACTAACCCATAGGGGTAGCCCTAACTCACACGAGCGGGCTACCCCACCTAAACAGATACAGCTATGTACATCGAAGAGAGAGCGTCCTACGACGAGGTGGACGAGAGCTATATCCAAGGCTTGATAGACGAGATGGCGCACGCCTTCTTTGAGGGCGGCGAGTATGTAGAGGCGGTCATCAAGATAGACGACGACCCACGTGTGAACGGCACGTCAGAGCTTATCGTGCTATTTGAGCAAGATGGGCAAGAGCTGACCGCCAGCTACAAGTACAAGACCGACAACAGCAAGGTCAAGGACTTCCCTGCCTTTGACGAGGCGGACATCAGCAAGACATTAAGATGGTCGCAGCGCTATTACGACGAGTGCAACCCCAGTGACGACGGTATAGCCGATACCGAGTATTGGCTAAATATGACTTACAGATAATCCCCCAGACTTATGAAACCCCTTAGCGATAAGGCGATACTCAAGGTATCGCTATTCCTCACAGTAGTGTCCTTCGTCTGCTTCGCTTGCGGTCTGCACTTTAACGACTTCGAGCGCATCGTGGTGCAGATCCTTGCACCGGTGGTAATGCCCAGCATCATCAACGAGATGATAGGCATAACCGACGAGGGCGACTATTAGACCAACCCATTGTAGAGATGGTTTTCTTTCATAGTGTTTATTGTTTTAGGATGGGGTGGTAAATCCGTGAGGACAAGCCACCCCGAAAAAGTTGACACTCACGCCAGCAATTACGAGCGGGCGCACCCTCTACGGGTGGTCTCATCCCCGTAGGCTTTAGCTTTTTTCTATTAGAACATACTGCTCGGCAACTCCGAGAGGACAAGCCGTTGCGAATTGCACTGCGTGGTCACCCCGAGAGGGCGAGCCACGCTACAAAGTAGACACTCACAACCGCAATTTAGAGCGGTTGTACCTCACCTTGGTTCTTCTGAACACAGGTTTAATAGTTTAGACATAACTACTCGCCAAATCCGAGAGGACAAGGCAAGTGATCTTTTATCAACCAGCGAGCCAAACCTGCGACGGGCAAGGCTCGCTACAAAGTGAACAACATTTACCACCACTAATTTTCAGCTACTATGTTACAGACATTCTTCAAGGTCAAGCCCATAGCGTGGGTAGACCTACCCACCACCTGCTTTGACCGCTATGGCGAGCGCCACGTGTCAGAGGCAAACATCGGCACTTCGAGGCTATCTACCACAGTGTTCATCTGTGAGAAAAAGAGAGACGACGTAACTGCGTTCATCGTCAAAATAGACGGCTCTACTATCCTTATGGACTTCGCCACCATTGAGGGCGCAAAGAGCTACGTCTACGACCTCTACACATCGCACATAGCCTCTATCATCATCCCCGTAGCCCCAGCAATAGCCCCAGCCGACAAGGCGGACGAAGCGGACTACACCGACATCACCAACGACTAACCACAGATACAGATATGAGCCTTATTAAGCGATACTTCGAGCTGGAGACTCCCAGCTGCGTGAAGATGATGATTTACGGGCAGAGCGGTATGGGTAAGACCACGCTCGCCCTATCCGCCCCACGCCCCCTGCTTCTCGACTTTGACGGGGGCGTGAAGCGTGTGAATATAGCGCACGTCAAGGACGTAGGCACGGTGCAGGTCAATACGTGGGCTGAGGTCAATGCGGTACTCCAAGAAGACCTTAGCGGGTTCGACAGCATCGTAGTAGACACAGCGGGTAAGATGATGGACTTCATCATCACCCACGTCTGTGGGCTTCGCCAGCCCAAAATCAACGATTGGGGCACTATCAACCTTGAAGTACAGGGCTTCATCAGACGGCTCTCAGCGCTCAACAAGCACGTGATGATAGTTGCGCACCGAGATGTACGCAAGGAGGGCGATACCAACGTATTTATCCCAGCTATCCGAGAGAAGACCTACAACGCCCTTGTGGCAGAGCTTGACCTGCTTGGCTATATGGAGACAAAGACCGAAAATGGCGTAGTCAAGCGAAGCATCACCTTTGACCCCACCCCTCGCAACGACGGCAAGAACACCTGCGGGCTACCTTCGGTAATGTTCATCCCCGAGATTATCGACCGAGCTACGGGGCAGGTGACTGCTCCCAACAACTTCGTGCAAGCGCAAATCATTGAGCCGTACAAGGCTATGATTGAGGTGAAGAGCCGAGAGGTAGCTAAGTACAAGCAGGTGATGGACGAGATTAGAGAGGCGATTGACCTTGTCACCGACGAAGCGAGCGTAAACGACTTCGTGGGTCGCATTGATAGCTTTGAGCATATCGGCTCAAGCAGAAATCAGGCAAAGCTCCTAATCAACGAGAAGGCGAAGAGCTTAGGGCTTGTCTACAACAAAGAAGCCAAGCGATATGAGCCAGCAGAAACAAAGTAGCTCAGTGGTGCGCTACCAGCTCTACCCCTCACTTATTGACGCTTACACGAACTACTCCCAGTCCGAGGTAATCTACAATAAGTATTGGGGTGGGGCTGAGAGCCCCGCACTCACGCTCGAAGAATACGAGGCTAAGGCGTTCCAAGACCTCATCGACAAGATCAACAGAGTGCCGAAAGACCTCATCAAGGCGGACGTCGGCACAGCGTTCAACGAGCTGGTAGACTGCCTTATCCTCGGGCAGAAGTCCCCGAAGATGGAGGTAGAGAAGCTCTGCGACGAGGCGGGCAACGTGGTGTCCCTCAAGGCGCACTACAACAAGCGCACATTCATCTACCCCGTGGATGCCGTTAGGCTCTTCGCAAGCAACTACAAGGGGGCTATCCCTCAGATGTTCGTCGAGGGCGTGCTACCTACAAGGCGGGGCGATGTGAGGCTCTACGGCTTCCTCGATGAGCTGATGCCCCTGAGCGTCCACGACATTAAGACCACGGGGACGTACGAGGTGGGCAAGTTCAAGGGCAACGCCCAGCATCTTGTCTACCCCTACTGCCTCCGAGATATGGGCTACTCTGGCGTAGACCTATTCAGCTACGACGTAGCCGAGATAACGACGAACATAACGAAGCAAAACCCCGAGCCTCCCGAGGTGATAGTGAAGCTCAAAGCTACATACAGCGAAGAGTACCTATTCACCCCCGAGCGAGATATACCGCTCCTCGAGGATAAGGTAGTAGAGCTTATCGACTTCATCGAGGCGAACCGCCACCTAATCACCAACCCTAAAATTTTCGCAAGCGAATGATCTTCAACCTCAGTGAAGAGCTGGGACGAAGGCAGTTCAAAGATCGGTGTGACTTCCTCCTACGGCAGGGCTTTCTTGTAGAGCTGACCGAGAAGCGAGGGAAGCGCACCCTCAAGCAG